CCTGAAACACCTGTGGCTCCATTATATCCCTGTACACCTGTAGCTCCGTCATATCCCGCACCACCTGCAGCACCTACACCTGTAGCTCCTTGATAACCTGTGGCTCCGTCATATCCTGTTATACCTGTTGTACCTTGATATCCAGTATCTCCTGTTACACCTGTTGCTCCAGTACTACCTTGAGGTCCTTGAGCACCTGTAGCTCCGTCATAACCTTGACCACCTTGACTACCTGAAGCACCTGGATATCCAGCACCTGTAGCACCCTGATAGCCTGTAACACCTGTAGCACCTTGATAGCCTGTAGCACCAGATGCACCTGTAGCACCATCATATCCTGGTCCACCTGCTTCACCTTGGAAACCTACACCAGTAGCTCCTTGAATACCTTGAGTACCTGTTGCCCCTGTTAATCCAGTAGCACCTGTGGCACCTAATCCTGTAGCACCTTGTTCTCCTTGAGGTCCTTGAACACCTGTAGCACCATCATAACCTTGACCACCTTGACTACCTGGCGCACCTGCACCTGTAGCACCAGTAAATCCAGTAACTCCTGTAGCACCTTGGTATCCTACACCCCCTTGAGCACCTGAAGCACCTGAAGGACCTGAACCAGGCACTACCCAGCTTAATAGTCCTGAAGTATTACTACTTAGTACATATCCGTCTGATGATGGAGCTGTTGCTGGTAGTGTATAAATTGCTGAACCTGCATCTGGTTGAGCTTGTATTCTAACAGACCCAGAAGTTGTTCCTGAAACAGAAAGAACACCTGTAACTGTAGGACTACTAAACAAAGAGGCTCTATTTAAGTTTTCTACATTACCTAAACCAACCATTGTGGAAGTAATTCCACTTACTGTACCTGTAAAAGTAGGAGACTCTATGTTAGCTTTTAAATTTAAGGCTGTTTGTTGTGCTGTAGATACTGGCTTATTTGCATCTGAAGTATTATCTACATTTCCTAAACCTACTGTGGTTTTAGTTAGTCCAGTTATTGAAGTAGCATTTGAAAAATCAACTGCTCCAGATAAAGAAGCTGAATTAGTTACAGCTGCTATAGCAGCTGCTGTTGCTGTAGATACAGGCTTATTTGCATCCGAAGTGTTATCTACATTTCCTAAACCAACCATTGATTTAGTAATACCAGTTACTGTACCAGTGAAACTAGGATTTACTAATGGTGCTTTTAAAGCTAATGAATTAAGTACTGTAGTAGAAAAATTTGCATCATTACCTAAAGCAGCGGCTAATTCGTTTAAAGTGTCTAAAGCACCTGGACCAGAACTAAGTACAGCATCAATTTTTGCACTTACATATGCTAGATTTGCTATTTGATTTGAACGATTAATACCACTAACCGAACCTAAAGTTGTATTAGTATAAGTACCTGTTAAAGCAAATGTTAAAGTTGTTGGAGTACAGGATACTACTGTAAAAGTCCCATTTACATTATTAGCTGGACTAGTTGTTTGAGCAGGAAGAAAATTAGAAAGAGTTATACTAGAACCAGCAGTAAAAGGTGCTATAATTAAATTAGAAAAGTATACTGTAGCTATACCTCCAACAACTCCAAAATTTTCTACATCTAAATCAGTAACTAGACTTGCTGTTGGTACTGATGGTATTCCTGTTAATATAGGGGAAATTTTAGGAGCGAGACTTGCCAGTGTGTCTGTCAAACCAGTAGGAATAGATCCAATTTCTACAATTTTTGCATCTACTTCTGTTTTAGTATAAGTAGTAGATTTAGGTGCTAATAGGGCTTCTGCAGTTTGGGCCCTTGTAGTTTCTGTAGCTATTGCAGTTGCAACTGCTGTAGATACAGGTTTATCTAAGTCTGATGTATTGTCTACGTTTGATAAGCCTATTGTAGTTTTATTTAATCCTGAGGCTGTTCCAGTAAACACTGGGTTATCTTTACTCACAAAACCTGCTTCTGCTGCTAAGGCTCTTTGTCTTTCTGCCTCAATTGCTGCTGCTGTGGCTGTTGATACTGGCTTATCTAAGTCGGATGTATTATCTACATTACCTAAACCTACTGTAGATTTAGTAATACCAGTTATTGTACCTGTAAAAGTAGGATTGGCTGAAGTAGCTAATAGTGCTTCTACTGTTTGAGCTCTGCTTATTTCGGCATCTATAGCTGCTTGAGTTGCTGTAGATATAGGTTTATTTAGATCAGACGTATTATCTACATCTGATAATCCTATCATTGCTTTAGTAATACCGGCTACTGTGCCTGTAAAAGTGGGGCTATTTATAGGTGCTTTAGTATTTAAACTAGTTACAATATCACCTATAGATATAGCATTATCGTTTAAATACCCTGTTAGTTGCGTAATATTAGCTATTAAACCAGGAGTTACTAAACTAACTTGACTAACCATTAAATCTACTTCGGTTTTAGTATACGTAGTAGATATAGGAGCTAATAAGGCTTCTGCTGCTTGAGCTCTATTTGTTTCTGTGGATATTGCCGCTTGTGTTGCTACCGATACGGGCTTGTTTAAGTCTGAAGTGTTATCTACATTGCCTAAACCAACCATTGCAGAAGTAATACCACTTACTGTACCTGTAAATACAGGACTAGTAAACATAGTAGCTTTACTCTCATTAGTAACATTACCTAAGCCTACCATTGCGGAGGTAATACCCGTTACTGTGCCTGTAAAAGTAGGACTACTAAACATAGTAGCTTTACTCTCATTAGTAACATTACCAAGACCTACCATTGATTTACTGATACCGCTTACAGTACCTGTAAACGTAGGACTTGCTAAGGGGGCTAGTAAAGTTTCGGCATCTTGTGCTCTTATACTTTCTACTGCTATTGCTATTTGTGTAAGTGTAGATACAGGCTTATCTAAGTCAGAGGTATTATCTACATTTCCTAGCCCAACCATCGCTTTAGTAATACCTGTTACTGTACCAGTAAATGTTGGATTTGCTAAAGGAGCTAGTAAAATTTCTGCAGCTTGAGCTCTTTGTTGTTCTGCGGTTAGGGCTGATTGAGTAAGTGTTGATATAGGCTTATTTAAATCTGAGGTATTATCTACATTACCTAAACCAATCATTGATTTAGTTATACCACTGATTGTACCAGTAAATACCGGATTATTTTTACTTACAAAGTCAGCTTCTGCGGCCTGAGCTCTTGCAGTTTCTACAGCTATTGCAGCTATTGTTGCTGTAGATAATGGTTTATTTAAGTCTGATGTATTATCAACATTACCTAGACCAACCATTGTTGCTGTTATTCCGCCTACTGTTCCTGTAAATGTTGGATTATTTATTGGAGCTTTAGTAGATACTAGATTTGATAATCCAATTATATCTATACTGCCAATACTATCAGTAATATTTGATAGAGCCGCTTGTACTGCTGTAGATATTGGTTTGTTTAAGTCTGAGGTATTATCTACATTGCCTAAACCAATCATTGCAGAAGTAATACCCGTTACTGTACCTGTAAAAGTAGGACTACTAAACATAGTAGCTTTACTCTCATTGGTAACATTACCAAGACCTACCATTGCAGAGGTAATACCCGTTACTGTACCTGTAAAAGTAGGACTACTAAACATAGTAGCTTTACTCTCATTGGTAACATTACCAAGACCTACCATTGCAGAGGTAATACCCGTTACTGTACCTGTAAAAGTAGGACTACTAAACATAGTAGCTTTACTCTCATTGGTAACATTACCAAGACCTACCATTGCAGAGGTAATACCCGTTACTGTACCTGTAAAAGTAGGACTACTAAACATAGTAGCTTTACTCTCATTGGTAACATTACCTAAACCCACTAATCCAGCATTAATCCCATTTACTGTACCAGTAAATGTAGGATTATTAAACATAGTGGCTTTACTCTCGTTGGTAACGTTACCAACAGTACTCGAGATTAATGCAATTACTTCGGCAATACTTGCCATTTCTACTGGTGGAGGCGGAGTTTCTAGAGTAGTGTCTGTAACAAGTAATGAACCTGTAGGAGATACACTTAAAGAAAAACCATCTAAGAAAATTGTACTGCTGCTTAAGTACAGAGATCTAAATTTATTTGTTATAGAACCAAGATCATAAGTAATATTTGCACTAGGTACTATGTGTCCGCTTACTGTTATAGCCCCTGTAAACGCAGGAGCCGTAAACATTGTAGCTTTACTCTCATTAGTAACATTACCTAGCCCGACCATTGCTTTAGTAATACCACTTACTGTACCAGTAAAAGTAGGGCTAGCAAGAGGTGCTTTTAAAGCTAGTTGATTAGTAACTGTAGTAGCAAAGTTTGCATCATTTCCTAGTGCAGCTGCTAATTCATTTAAGGTATCTAGGGCGGAATTGGCGCTGGACGTTAATGCATTAATTTCACTTCTTACATATGCGGTTGTAGCAATTTGTGTACTATTAGTAGCTAAACTAGCTGTTGGTGCTGTTGGTGTACCAGTAAATGCAGGACTTAATAAAGTAGCTAAACCAACAATACTAGGTATTACTGGTTTATTTAATATTTGTGCTGGGGCAACAGTTGCATTCCAGTCTGCGGAAACTTGTGCTGCCGGTATTGTTGGTTTATTAGTTAAGTCTGTATAATTGCCTGAAAAACCAGAAATTACTCCTGTTGCTGCAATTTTAATAGTTGTACCGTCAATTTTTACACCGCCTAATATAGAGGTGCTTGCAGTTGGTAAACTGTATGCAATTGGAATAATTGGTGGAGTAAATGTAAAAGTACTACCTGTTAGACTTAAGCTACCACTTCCACTAGGTGTAGCCGTACTAATGGTATATGTAGGTATAAATGCAGGAGTAAATTGAAATGTATCGCCTACAATAGTTAAAGCACCACCCCCACTAGCTGCAGCGGTAGTTATTGTTGGTTTATTTAATAAATCTGCGTATCTACCTGACGTAGCTACGGTTGAAAGAATAGGTTTGTTAAGAATAGCTCCTGTTGCTGCTGAGGTAGCTGTCCAGTTACTTTGAGGTGTTGGAGTAATTGTTTCCCAACTTACTGTAGATCCGTTTGTAAATAAATATTTATTTGACTGCCCTACTATAGTTGGCACTTCATTAGTTTTAGGTATAAACGTAAATACGCCTGTAGTATTATTGTAAGTTAAACCACCTGTAGGTGAAGTAGTAGGAGAATTGGCTCCAACACTAAATAACGTTTTACCACCAGTAACAGTAGCAGTATATAAAACATTTAGAGATGATAAATAATCATTTTGGCCAACATAAAAAGTCTGAGTTGCCATTTAGATCTCCTCTATGTCAATGCTTGTACTATATATTTCAAAAATAGGATGTGTTATATCAGAAAGTTGTGATAATTTTCCATAAATCTGATGAGCTTGTTCTTTTTCGTAATCTTGTGAGTTATCTGGAAATAAACTTATAAATAAAGGTCTAGGTAATCCATTGCCTCTAAGTATTCTTGTAAATTCTAGTCTATCTTCTGGTGGTAGCCAGGTTAGATCAAATCTCATGCTACGATAGCGAATACCTCTACTTGTAATTAGATCACCAGACTCACTACGCTGATGCTTACTTAAATCTTGGCTACCTGTAGATAGCCCAAAAGAGGTATTATATTTAGGAGACCAGTAAGATCCTGTAATAATTCTTGATATTTCTATATAGGGATTAGTACACTGAGTATCTTCTATTTCAATTAGTAAACTAGTACATGCTAATTGAGCTGGCATCCAAGCTCTACCGTAAGTTCCTCCACCATAAGAGTAACTATTTACTCCCAGGGGTAAGCTACCCCAATTCCATAATCCAAAGTTTTGATATGGACAAGAAAATATTTGAGTACTATCGAGAACTAATGTGCCTGTAGCTGCCGCAGTTGGTGTATTAGTAGCTGCACCCGTTGTAGGGGGTGTTCCTGTATATCCACGTACTCTGATTTTTGCAGCTGACGAAAGATTGCAAAAAGGTAACATTACGCCACCAATAATTGCACTATCAAAAGTTAGTACAATATTTGCTCTTGTAGTAAATAAACCTCCTACACCATTTGCTACTCCAGTAGTAGCAGATCTCCATACTTGGGATTTAGAGTCTAACTTTAAATTACTAACAGTTGTAGCAGTGCCTGCGGCAGTGCTTGATGCTGTTATAATAGTTGTAGGTAGATCTAGAATATTATTATAGATTATTCTAAGATTATTCGATGCCATTTTATTCCTCTATAAATTTTAGGAAAGCTATGTGGAAATATTAATATCTCTATCTATACACTCAGCAGTCCAATACTCATCCCAGTTTGATAAACTACTATGTTTATCATAACAATAATTCTTTATTTTTAATCGTTCTTTAGTAGTATTATTAAAAGTTATACAGTAGTAGTTTGAATACGTACCAACTGTTAATAATTTTCCTGCAAAAGCTTCTACTTTTTCATGGTTTTTACATGAGAAGTATATATCTACATAATTAGAATAGTCCTCATCACCTGGCTGTCCGTATATATTTAGTAAATATCCTTTAGCTAATGCTTTAGAATTTTCTGGTAGCTCAAATTCGGAAGCATCAGTTAAAAGTGTGTATACTTTTTCATAAATATGCTGCTTATTTAATAAATACTTTCGACTAACTTTAATAGGCTCTAGATGATCTAAGTATGGGCTAGTTACTTTGTATATAGCTGTTACTACTTGATCGTTTAAAATACTGTTATATATTGGTTCACTAACTAGTTCCCATTTAGTAGAATCTAAATTATTATATTTAGATTCTACCATTTGTGCTATTTCTTTAAATTTTTCAGTACCAGTTAAGTAATATTTTACTAAACCATCAGAAGTTTCTACCAAAAAATAATTCATAACTTAATCCATCCACATCGTATTAAGTAGTTAAGTAAATATGTATCTATATCTTCCCCATACGGAATTAATACACTAGAAGTTACTATTGAGGTTTGAGTACCTTTATAGTCTTGTTGCTCTATATACGCTCTATCTGATATAGTATAACTTACTAAAGTTCCAAAATTTGGCTCATCTTTAGTTGCTAAAATAGTAAAAGGTTTAATCATATAAGCTACCATCAGAAACTATAAAACTTACTGGGTTCATATTTATGGAAGTATTTTCGAAAGGCCATGTACCGCCTGTTCTACTATTACCTCCAACACCAATACCTATAAAAGTACTTTCTTTTGAATATGTCCAATTACATGAATAATCTACAGCTACCCACCCATTAGTTATATTAAGTGTAGATCCTGACTGTGCAACAGATATCCCACCTCTACAAAATACCCAGTAGTAACTATGATATACATATGTTTGCTTAACAAAAAATCCAGTTTTTCTAACAAAAGATACCTGAAATTGTCTTTGGGCTTGAGATACAGACTGATAATTTACTATAGGTTTTACTATGGATACTCCGCCTATACTAGATCCAGTAGTAGCACTTGGTAGAAGATATGGACTAGCATCTGATTGACAATAAGCGGCATCTAATGCCCCTGGAGGGGGTACACTTGTAAGTGGATCATACGGCTGGGTTGCTGATCCTCCTGCTTTTACAATTAGGGGCCTAAGCCTAGAGTCGTAAGTTACTCCAGATGTTTCATTTAGTACTTTCATACCCCAAGAAGTATTTGGCGTAATTTGACCATTAGCTTCTGTAAATATATAAACTTCTGGCTTTACATCACTACTACCAGATTTAATTATTTCAATTTCCCAAGTATCTGCTGCTACTACAGTCATACGTAAAATTGCATAACTTTCTGACGTAGGTGTAGTAAAGAAAGGAACAGGTGTTGTAATACAGTTTATTCTATATGACCATCGTCTAATACCACCATAACTATTTGTACTTTGTAAAGTTTGATAGTATGTTGCCTTACCTAAGAAGTGCAGATTTTTTGTCTTGCTTGATATTAGTACTTGACTATTGCCATTTGTAGCTAAAAATCCATAAGTTGTCATCGCATAAGTACCGTTATATAGGTGTCCACATTTGCACCTGTTAAATATATAGAACCACTAGAGTTAGTAGTTATTGTATTTGCATAATAGGGTTTATTAAAATCGGGGGTACCAATTAATATTTGAGTAACTAACATTTCTTTACCAGCACATGATGGATAATTATTGCCTACGTTAGTATTTGCTAACTTATAAAAACTATCTACTTGATTCCAGGTTATATCAGTACTACTAAACTGTAGAGTACTGGCGTCAAAACCTCTAAACATCCAATATTGTATATCTCGTTCTGTAGGTTGTACTGGCCCCGATAAATTTCTAGCATAGGCTTTTATTACACTTATTCTGGTAGTTCTTGGAGCTGTAATACTGGGTGAAAAATTACTTGTATAAATAGCTTTTCCGTTTACTAGTCTAGGGCTAGATATATAACCTTGAAAATAAATAGGTGAAGCAGATCTTCTCTCATGAACTCCTAAATAATAAGATTGATCTATACTATTTGGTTTAAACGCAGTAGGTAAAATAGTTTTTGTAGCTACTCGTACTCCATTTACAAATAGCTGCAAGGTAGTACCATTTAAACTAGCTGCTACATGAGTCCAAGTATATGTTGGTGCAGTAACTGCACCTGAATCCATAAAGCTAACTGCAGCTTCTTGAGTTGAATATGTAAATCCCGAATCTGCTGTAAGTGCAACAAAATTACCCTCTTCATCAGTAGTATATGTTTGTTTAAATCCGTTAGGATTACCCTCTTCATCTAAAGCTCCACCTGCAAACCTTGTATTCACATTAATAAGTGCATTTTCAGCATCTAACGATGTTACATACATATTACCAACGGCTCCAAAAGAACTTGGTGGAGTAATTTGAGTACCTACACTTATTCCAGTAGGGGGAAATGCCCCATAAACACGAAGAGAATATCCGGACCAGTAAAATGTATTAAATGTTCTAGTAGTTGCAGTAAGTATTTCTGAAATTAATTGTATAGCACCACTACTTTGATTATGAAATAGTTGCCAAGATCCAGGCCCATAGTCCCCTGATCCCATAATACCTCCACCAAATCTACCAGGGTAAATCCAGGCTTCGGCACACCAGTTGGTACTTTTAGGAATTATAAAGTCTCCACCCGATACTTGTGTATATGAATTAGACCCGTTATATCCTACAGTACCCATATATTTAGGTTTAGGGAATTGAGTATAAAATGAGTCATCTCTAGTAATAGGGTTTACACATAAAATAGATGTATTACCTGTTACATCTTCAGTTATAGTACCATTGTCTATACCTAATAAGAATGTTGTTTTATTTTTTCCTGAACTATCTTGAGTAGATTCTGAAGTGAAACCATTTTGATTAGCTTCTTGTTTTATAGTTAGAGGAGAACTAACTGTTGTTTCAAATAACCTATCTGCAATAACTTTTGTACGCCATGCAGAATCATTATTATAAAGATTGGTGTAGTATGAAGTAAAGGTACTTAAACCACTTATCATCCAACCACGTATTTCTGTATTAGTAGGAATTATAGGAGTATTAATACTAGATATAAAAGCTTCAACTACATCAGCTCTAGTTGCAGATATTCCGGTGTTATCTGCAAGTTGATCGGCCGCATACTGGGCTCTTAAAGTTGGATTCGTAGCATTTGTAGTTGCTATCCAATCATCAAATCCAGTAGTTGAACCTTTAAAAAACGATAGTCCGTATGCCATATTACTTCCTTAATTACGCATCAAGATTTCCTAGTTGAACTCTTAAAGATCCTGAATTATCAAAAACCTTTATAGTTTCATTGGAAATCTCCATTCTAGCAGTACCTGTTCCTTTAATTTTTACGTTACCACTTGTATCTACAGTAAACTTACCTGAACCAATATTTAAAGATCCTGCAGTAATATACCCAAGATCTGCAGTAATTGCTGATAGATTACCGACTTTTAAGTTACTTAAGTACGGGGCTCTCCAAGTAATACTTCCTGGACTAGGTAAGGGCTTGTATAGTCCATCTGACTGATACATAAATTGCCCATTAGTTAGCGTACTAGTGGCATTAAAAGACCACGTACCATCTGCAGAAGTTGGTACAACGTCTCCTGAGCCGGCAGTAGGTGTACTAGGTGGAGTTGCTGAAGTAGTTACAATGTAACAGGTTCTAGCTGAGTCTCCAACAGTGCCTATAGTACCATCTACTCTATACCCAATTCTATTAGTTTTCCCTAATGACCAGGGAATATTATATGTTATAGTATCAGTACTAGGTGCTGATATTGATACCATTACACTATGTAAAGTTTGACCGTTTGCAGTAGCTGCTGGGGCATCTGCGTAATATCCTGCTGGATATATTGTACTCATACCTGTACCAGCTGTAAGTACTCCTGTAGACCAATTATAGTTAAAAGTTCCTGTTAAGGCTGGGGGTGTACTACTGTTACTCCAACCAGAGGCTTGAATAACAATGGTTTTATACGTTATACCATTATCACCATTTTTACCATTTATTTGTTTAGATAAAGTTTGAATTTTAGCTAGGTTGATACCTATACCACTTAATGATTTACCAGTAATTGTAAAAGTAATACTAGCTAAATCGTTAGTTATAGCACTTGCTACTCCTACTAATGCTGAAACACCACTAGCTGCTATTGATCCTGGGGTAATACTTGTTCCAACTGCTGTAACCTTATAAGTTCCATCTGTTGTACCTACTCCATTATATACTAACTCATTAGTACCATCAAATACCTGTATCGTTGTACCTGTATTAGTATATCCGCCAGTACTAGGTATACCTTGAAAATCGCAAGAAATCTGTGCAGAATCATTACTAAGATTTACTACTACTGCGTTTGATCCCTTAAATAAAACAAGAAGTTCTTCAAAATCAAATAATATTGTTTTATTTGCATTATTGTATAGTCTAGCTATATAACTATATGCACCAGCATCATTAGGTATTACACCTATTATACTATTAGCAGTAGCTAAAGTTGCTTCTGATTGTGCATAGGCAGTTGTTAAATTACCCGTATTACTTAAATTTAGGGTAGCTCCACCAAATGTGCTAGATAATGTAATTGATTTAGCAGTGGCATCTATTGTTTTAATATAGTATGTATTACCTACTGTTATTTGTGATGGCATCCCTATGCCAGAAAAGATTATTGGACTATTAACTGTTAAAGTACTAACGCCACTTAATAATACTGCGTTAGAATTTACAGAAAGTACTAATAAAGTTGGGGTAAATGTTATAAACCCTGTAGTAATAGGGGCTGCATTGCCTATAGTTTGTTTACCTGTAATTACTACTGTACTGTGCGCTCCATCTGTTGTAGCTTTATCAGCATTTTTAGTTATTACACCTGCTGATATATCTAAGTAATTAAATAAAGCATCAGCACCTGGGTAAGTTTTATTAATACTCTGTATTTTAGTAGTAGTAAATTGTGTACCAGTTTTACTTGTGCCAGTTATAGTATAAGTAATAGTTGCTTGATCTATAGTTAGTCCAGAAACAACTCCGGTAATAGCATGGAGCATATTAGCTGCTCTACTTATAGTGCCAGGAGTAACTCCGGTTCCTACTGCAGTTACACGATATGTTCCTCTAGTGCCTCCAACAGTATCAAAAGTTAATTCTTCTGCACCTTCATAAACTCGTATTGCTGTTTCTGTACCTGCATATCCTCCAGCAATTACTACACCTGAGAAACTTACAGTGACTGGAGTAGAATCATTACTAAGTACTGAAGTAATGGCATTTGATCCATTAAATACTACAGGTACTGTTTGAGTATCTAATAGTTGTGCGGCCGCATTAGTTCTATCTGCTCTGTCATATAATCTAATTGTGTATATACTATTTTCAGAAGTATTAGCTATATTTGTGGTATATCCACTATTAGTAGAAGCAAATGCTGTAGTAGCTTCTGTTTCTAAATCCCCTGTTACTGTTAGAAAGCCATATATACTATAAGTACCTGTACCTATTGTTCTTTTTCCGTATACTTTTATTTGTTGATGTTGACCAGTTATGAACTTACTAGCAGTACTTTTCGTTATTACTGGAGCGCTAAGATCTATAAAATAAACTAGTGCTGGATCACCATCTACTCCACTTGCTACTTTAGTTAAAGTTAAAGTTTTGAAAGTACCTTGAGTTTTAATTCCTGATGCATCGTATACGGTAATTAAAAATGTTACAGTTGCTGAATCTTCTGTTAGTGCGGTTATTCCACTTAAAGTCCATGAATTTGTAGTATTAGTAATTGGACCTACAGTTCTATAAGGAACACTTGGGTCTATATCAGTATCTGTAACAATTTCAACACTGAAACTATTAGGTACAGATATTCCTACTAAATTTCCGCCTGCTACACTGTAAGCTAATTGAGTGCCTCCTCTTATAGCTGTAATTGTAGTACCACTATCATTAAAGTTATTTGGTACACCTGCAGTATTTGTATTTACTGCTCCATTAGTTCTAGTAAGTTCAATACTAATTGAATCTGCATTGGCTTGTTCTAAACTATATGTTACTAAAGAGTATCCATATGCTGTTTCAATGAAATTTTCACTTACAGCGCATCTGAATTGTATAGAGGTAGCTTTAGTTTCACCTACCAAAGAATTAACTGTTGCTGCAGTTATTTCTTTTGTATTAGTACCACTTTCCGTGGTAACTGATCCACCAATAGTTATTACTAAATTATTTGTAGTTACTGAACCACCAAGAAATCCTCCAGAGATAGTTATAGTATCTCCAGTTTTATACCCTACTCCAGGATTAACAATAGTTACACTAATATTTCCTGAATAACTGTTACTTGTGTTTAATTTTGTAATTACAAATTTTGCACCTGTACCTGTACCACTTGTAGTTAAAGGCACTAAATTAGTGTATGTTCCGGCTTTAGCAATGCTAGTTCCAGAACCGCTAAGTGTTGTAGTTCCTTGTATCAAGGCCCCATCAAAAGCCTTGAAGGTAGTAGGAGCAGTATTTAAAGCATAACTCCAACTAAATGCAGCTGCGCCACTGAACACAATATTAGGTGTAGCTGTTAGAGTTATACTACTAGGGGTTGTTGCTCCGCCATTTTTTACAGTGATAAAGTTTGTGGCACTGGCAGTTACAGAGACTAAACTAGTTTTATCTCTGTAAGGTGCCCCTTGAAGGGCTAAATCATTATCATTTAATAAAGTTGACATTAAATTATTACCTCTACAGAAATAGTTCCGGCTACCCAGTTAGGGCTTAAAGATATAACTTGACCATCTTTACCAGAAGTTAAACCAAATCTATTGTGTGTAATATTTACAGCTTGACCTAGTTTAAGGGATAATAGCTTACTAGTACCTGTAAAAGAATAAATAATTCTTGGTACTTTCCAGTAGGAATTAAGACTTTGAGCTAATGCTGCAGAATGTATTCCTCTAATTAAAGCAGTTTCTAGTTGAGTTGGCGTGGAATCTAATTTATAATCAGATTGTACTGTTGAATCTACTACAGTATTTGAAAGCCATGGCTCTTGAAATATTTTATTATGATTAGCTGGAAGTGTTGATGCTAATGTTGTTTGTGGTGTATAATTTCTGCAATAAGCTACCTTAGTAGCGGCTACAACATTAGTTTTACTAGATACTTGTAAAGAATGATGTAGTATATCATTATCAGTAATATATACTTTTGTGTCTGCAGTAGGAGTACCAAGTTGTAATAATTGTAATAATCCTGTGCGATTCATAAATAGATTAGCATTAGCACTATTAGCAATAAATCTACACGCTTGAAGTGTATTAGTTCTATCAGTTATTGCAATACCTACTGCTTGTGTATTATTAGTAGCAAAATTACTGAAATTAGTGAAATCTATGTCTGAGGCAGATAAACGTACCGAGGCTAACCCATATTGGGTAACTATTAAAGCAATTATATTAGCTATATTATTTACGTAGGTACCTTCCACTAGAGTACCATTAGTAATATTAACTGATCTTTTTGCACCTTGTATACTGGCAGTTATGGTTCCACTTGGTGGCTTAGTTAATTTAAACTTACCAGTATTATAGTTAATAGTAGCACCTTGAGGTCTAGGTACTCCACTAAGTGTATAAACACTTGCATCTGTATAGATTGGTACCCCATTATCTCTTATTTCAATTATTAACTCTGCACTAGATACTTTTACCTCTGCTTGTACTGTTGCAGTAGTAACTGCGGCAGCCGTAGTTAAAGATACTGCTGCACCTCCACTAGTTGTGGATACTGTAAAAGTATTATCACTATTAATAGTTTTAACGTAATATGTAGTACCCGCCGTTAGTCCACCAAATACCGCAGTAGTTGGTGTTAGTCCTGTTCCAGATACAACTACAGTAGCTGTAAATACTACTTCAGCATTAAGTACAAAGCCTTTAGTACTTGTGCAAGTAATTAAATTTGTACCAGCTGTTGTTGATTTAATAATTGTTCCAACGTTAGTATCGTGAAACATATACTCTAGTTGACTTGGATCTACTAGTATAGGGCTTACGTTAAATACTTCACCAAAAATTAAAGGACGTATAGAGTCCTGATTGCTTTGGCCTTGCCCCCAGGTACCATTAGTACCTAATTTATTGTCTGTTACTGGCTCATTTAATCTTTGTAGTTTATCACGTACTTTAATATTAAGTACTTCTCTACTACTAGAGTCTATATCGGATACGATTCCATCAAATATTTTTTGGAATCCACCAGTACTAGTGTCATGAATATCGTTGACTGTCGCTAACAACCATCTTGGGTCGCCGAGATACACTTGTATAGGCCTATTTGTCCAAATAAACTTAGTATTGTCTAACCAATCATCTCTTTCACCGCTTGTATTTGCTATCGCAATGTCGCCAAATGACATTGTTAGTGAACCATCTATAGATATTGATTCTGTTGTCTGTAAACTGCCTGTTAAATATGGCAGATAGCTAGTTTGAGAGTCCCCGGAAACATAACCAATATTAGATAAGTATATAACGTTTTCACTGCCTGCAGTACCGTAGATACCTTGCAAGTCTTTTACTGTTACTTCTACTAATATTCCTCGTATGCTTGTAGGATCTTCAAGCCATGCTTGAGTATAATTTATTGCCATAAGCGCTCCTATATCAATCTACTATATTATACTCGTTTAAGCATATTTAGTCAAGCATAATTTTTGTTTGGCACAAAAAAAGCCCCAGGCAAAGCTGGGGCTGATTTTAAGCTATTACAACTTGAGAACGTTCTTTCCACGTCTGTTGCTTAATAGCATTTTCTGTAACATTAGAAACTGCTTGCGCATTTTTCTGATTAGCATCGTAATTACTTTGAATAATGTGTCCAGTTTGTTCTTTTTGTTCCGAACGTAACTGAGACATTTCATCTCTTAAAGCTTTTAATTCAGCAACTAGTGCAGTATTATCTCCAAAAGCAGCGGTCTGTCCAGCTGTATATACTCTACCTGGTGAGGCAAAATCTACTAACTCTGGTCCTTGTTCTCCAACCATTGCAATTCCATTAGCTAAACCACCTGAAGCATATCCTTTTACTTTTGTAGGTAAATTTGCTAATATACTTTTTAGTTCTTCTGTTAAAAGATTTGTAGCACTTACTGCTGCAGTTTCATAACTAACTTGATTAGCTATAAATTCTGTCATTAAAGTTGCTGTTGTTTTAGTATTTTCATCAATAGTTGTTAAATAACTAACACTATCTGTTAGAGCTGTTAATTGTTTTTCAGAGTCTGTTTGCTGAATTGTTAGCTGTTCAGTAGTAGTATCAAGTAAACTATTTACCCAAGAGTAATCAGCTTGATATTGATCGCCACTAGCATATGAAGTCTTAGATTGTGCTAAGAATTGATCTATTAAATTAGGTAAACTTGAAACTGCTTTGTCTCTTGCAGCAATCTCTGCTTTAGAGGCACCGTCTCCAAGTTTTTGCTGCGCTAGTGCGGCAGTTGCGTCTAGCTGACCTTTAGAAGCTGCATAAGCTTCTTGTGGTGTTAAGTTAGACTTATCACCCATTTGTAGATTTTTCTTATAGTCTTGTAATACCGTAACTTGAGATTTTAAACTATCAATAGTACCAGTAATTGCAGACTTTACTTTATCATAAGAGCTTTGTAGCTTATCTTTTGCAGCTGCTTCATCTTGTAAAGCATAGATGTATAGTTGATTTGGTTTTAATAAAGCATCCATTGCATCTAATTCACGCTGTCTAGTAAGAGCTAGAGCTTTTGCTTTGCTTAAGTCATCACCTTTAAGAGCTAGTATAGTTAATATTTGATCTTGTTTGGCCTTTTTAAGTTCTGCTTCTGTTAGCTTTTTAACTTCTTCAGTTATTGAAGCAAATGCAGGACCTAATCTGGTCATTGATGCCCATAAATCTGCAGTAGCAGGATTAAGAGGATCAAGAGTTTTTCTAAGATTATCAAACTCTTCTCTGGTAGTAATTAAAGATTTGCCACCTGATTGCATTGCAGGGAATAGTTCTAATAATTTCTTATTAACATTATCACGCACTGGAGCTAATCTTTCGGCCTCAGTAAGCATACTATTTCCATACTTATCAATAGCAGAAAATAATTCTTGAGATCCACCAAATGCTTTAACTAAGCTTTGTTCGGCTTCTCTTTGGGCCATTGCCCCACCGGGTTTATCAATGTAAGCTTGACCAATTGACTGAAAAGCAAATTTGATTTGCTCTGAATCACCTTGAACTCGCATTGCAAATTCAGCAAGAGTTTCACCAAAGTTTTGAAATTTACTGGCTAAACTCTCTATTCCTGGAAATACAGTTTTAACTGCTATGTCTAACTTATTTCCAAGCTCTTGCTCAACTCTTTTAGCAAAATCAGCACTGGTTTCACCAGTTTGATATGCGGTAAAGCTGATATCTAATTGATCAATAATTGGTTTTAGTAGTCCACCATCTTGACCAAATGCAGCTGCTGACGCTTGAATTGCTGTTCTAAAACTACCTACTGTGGCTTGTATGAACTCTTTTGCATCATTGGATACTTCTGTTTCTGTACGGTTTATACTAGTTCTGGTTTTTAAGCCCCACCACTTACTGGTCTGTGTTCTAATATCTTCAAACTTTTTAACAGATCCGCCTAGTCCGTCAGCAATTTCACCAATAGTACCTTTTATAATTACACCACTAGCTGCTAAACTAGTTGAGCTGGAACTAAATCCTAAAGCACCGCTTTTCTTGCTAAGCTCTACTCCGCCTGCAGTCATATCACCTATTTTACCGGTTGCTCCGATTGATTTTACAAAGTTTTCAGTATTATCTCTAATAGCTTCTAAGGCTACTAAGGCTTTATTTTTATCAAACTGTAAGTTTTCGTAATTTATTTTAGTTAAATAATCAATACTTTTTTCTATGCCTTCATTAGCTGCTTTAGCATCTCCTAAAGCACCCGTACCTGATGCTTCTAGTTTACCAGCTGCATTATAGCGCATACCAGTACCACTAACTGCAGCTAGTTCTTCAGGAGTTGGTCCTGGTGGTTTTTTATCACCAAGCCCAAGTAGCTTGTATACAGCAACTGCTGCTAATACATAAGGGCCTGCGGCCATTAGACTTGCACCCATGCCACTTGCTCCTGCTGCTCCTGCTGCTCCTGCTGTGGTTCCTGCTGCTCCTACTGCTGTAGTACTGGCTCCTTGGCCTACTGCAGCAGCACCTGCTTGACCTAGACTCATATCTGTGGCACCAGCATCTATTACAGCACCTGCTCCAGATCCCGATTTGCCAAAACCAAACATTTTACCCAAGCTACCAAACATTGAGCTTCCAGTATCAGTGGCATTTTTAGTACCAGTTAAAGCCATCTCTGCTTTTGTACTAGTCATTCTAACAACCCAGTCTTTTAGGAACATAGCTTGTTGAAATACCATGCCAGCAATTTTCATTAAGTGAAATGCTTTTTCTAAACTCATCAACTGTTTATAAGCTTTACTATCTTTATCAAATAAACCTGCAGAAGCACTAGCTATACTAGCGGCCCCATCAAGCTTACTTGCATAGTACTTTGCATCTAATTGATTAAGATTTGTTACATCTCTTTTCTGATCTTCTGCTGTTTTTCCTGCTTTATCTGCTATGGCTTTTTCAGCATTAAGTCTTTCGATATTATATTTTTCTGTTATTGTTGCAGTTTGTGCAAATAACTTAATTACATCACCCATAGCTTTACCAGCATCTGTTAATCCTGCTGCAAAACTTTTTGCAGCTGATTCTGCCATTTCTGTGTAGAAAGCTTGGTCTTTAGATAGTTGGTTAATTTTAGCTTGTTGTTCACCAATCTGAAATGCGTACTGTAACTCTTGCTTTTTAAGCGTATTTAAAGCACTTTGTTCAGCTACGCGTCTATTTGCAGCACTAGTAGCTTCACTATCTTGTAGTGCAAAATTGTTTCTTGTTTCTTGAGCTTTCTTGTTTTGAACTTCTTGAAGATTATTAAGCTTTTCTACTTGTTGAGCTATACCAGTGTCAATGACATCTTGAGACTTAGATCCTGGTATATCTTGTCCAGGTATAGAAACTGGTGTTTTTCTAAGTTTGTCAATCTCTTCTTGGGCTTTACGTGCTGCTTCTACACGTTCAGTTTCTTGCTGCCTATTGAGTTCAGTTAAAGCACTATTTAGCTGATCTGCTCTAGCTAGTTTAGCATTAAATTCTTCTTCTTGAAGTTTTTTCTCTGCTTTACTTTGAAGATCTAGTTCTTTCTCAAATCTATCTTGAGCAAGTTTTGCTGTCATTCTGGCAGCTGTAGTTTCAGAAATTCTACCTAAACTTAGTTTTGCCTGAATTAACTTATCTTCTGCATCTAGTTTAATAAGAGCTATTTTATTAGCGCTTTCTATTTCTGAAAAAGCTAAATCTGCTTGTCTTTTACGTATTGATTCCAATCCGTCTAATCTTAGCTTTTGATTTTTAATGTTGACGTTGGCAACATCAGCTTCGTACTTCATCTGAGTTTGAGCTATTTTTGCTGTAGACTTTGATAGTGCCTCTTGTGCTATTAATATTGTTTCGGGGTCGGATTTAGAATCTGCTCTGAGTTTATTTAGTCGATCTTGTAATATAATTTGATTTTGTAACTCTGCGTTAGACTGCTTATCAAAATTAAGTTTTAAGTTACTTAATTCTATACTGGCCTTTTGCTGTTGTACAAAGTCTAAATATAAACTAGTAGTAGATTGAATTGCTGATAAACTTTCAGTATTAATTGTATTATTTAATAGCTGAAAATCCTTTAAGTAGTTAAATTCTGCAATTTTTGCATTTTTTAGTTCTTGGATATTTTTAAGATCCAGTATTTGAACATCCATTGCAATCTGTTTTTCTTTATCAGCTAGATCGTTTCTAAACTTTAGTACGCTGGCATTAGCTGCGGCTTTAGCTTTTGGATCTGTTGCCTTACTAGCACGCATTTCTGCGTCTCTTATTTGACCAACTATGCTTAGTCTCTCTTTTTCTTGTGCAAGATCTGTAATACTGCGCTCAAGACTTTGTTTTTGCAATACTGCAGCTTCACTTTCATATTGAGAACTTTGAGCAAGAAGACCTAATTCTGCAGACTTTAAGCTTAAACCTTTTGATATTAAATCATTACGACGGATAATTCCATCAATATCAAGTAATATTTTTTTACCTTCAGCATCAATTTGTATACCTTGTTTTTTAGCTGTGTTTAAAGCTAGTTGTGCTCTTGTTGATTCTATAATGGATACTAACCCATAGTTTCTTTGAGCAGCCTGTCTGTCTATTGGATTTGTACTATTTAAATCTCTAGTAGTATCTTTAAAACTTTTTTGTTCTCTAGATGCTTCTAATACAATGGCTCTCTCTGTGAGCTTACTTGACTGTTTATTAAAATCAGCATCATTTGGGTTTAATTGCTTACGTTTTTCTGCAATTAATAATTCTTCCTGAATTTTAGCTAGTTCATTAGTAGCTCTTGCTAATTCAACCATTACGTTAAGATTGGCTGATTCAACATCAATTTGTTGTTTTGCTAAATCTGCTAATGCATCTATTCCTTGTTTGGTATTTCCAGCGTTAGCTAAAATTGTTTGAGATAGTGCAATATTTGCTTTAGCAAATGCTTGGCTAATAGAAACTTCTACAAGTTTTGCACCTCTGGAGAATACTTCGTCTTGAGATTTTAAGTATAAGTCTTGATATTCTACTTTATTAGCTTCAGCATTAATCTGCGACTGAATATTTTTAGATTCTTGCTGTGCTTTCTTTAGGTCACCAGGATTATCTGTAATCCCTAAAAAGTCTGTGACTTTTCCAAACATCCCAACTTCTTTAGAAGACTTATTTTCGTTTTCTCTAGAGATTTTTAATTTATCTTTTAGCTTATCTACTTTTTTGGCCGATTCTTCTAGTCGTTCAGCAAATAACATCATGTCTTTTGCAGTTTCAGGAGACATAAATCTTAGTCTAGACATATCTTTGGAAGTCTTGCTTAATTCTGCTAATTTATTTGCAGGATCTTCAAAAGCCTTAGTCATGGCTATACCAACTTTAATAGTCTCATCACCTAATTTACCAAGTGGATCAGTTATAGCTAAGCTAGTTATTAAATTATCAAAAGTCTTTGTAGCTGCGGTCCAAGCGTCATCAAGCTCTTTACCTGCGGACGCTGCATTATTTATAGCTTTATTGGTATCCTCTAAAGATTTTTGTAATTTAGGTAATTTCTTAATTAATTCGTCTGGTATATTTTTCAGTTGTTTTTCTAAATTATCTGAGTCGCTATATGATATACCTAATATATTCTTAATACTGGCTCTGTAGGTTGCTTCTTCTGCGCTACCTACTATTAACTTAGAAGCTGCAACTAATGCTTGTTGTGTTCCATCTGCTAGTTCTTTACCTAAATTACTTGTATAGGCATCTCCTACCTTATAGGCTCTATCTAAACGGAAAGTCAAGCGTTGATCTCCAATTGAATCCGCATAACTACCTTTTGCTACTTTTTCACTGGCTTCTTTATTGCGTTTTACTAGTAGCCCTAAGCTTGAACTAAGTTCATTTATGGCCGCAGCTTTAGCTTGTACAGATGCATTACTAATTTGCTCTAAAAATGGTTTTTTCTCTATAGCATCAAGAGTATCGCCTATGGTTTTAGCTGCTGTGGTTATTCCTTCAAGGGCTTTTGCTGAAGCATTTACTGCTGTAGTAGCTGTTTTAAAGTAATCTATTAAAAACGATACAGCAGATGCAAAAGCTGTAATTGCTATAATCCATGGTGCGAAACGATTTATTAAAGTACCTATTGTAGTTCCTATAATAGCTATGGCTCCGGATATACCTACTAGTGCTGCGCTAAATTTATTAATTGCAGGGACTTGGCGCATCAATCCACCACCAACATCAATAGTATTAGTTTTAGATTGAAGTTTTGTCATCTCTTCACTTAGTTGTGAAAATGCTGCAGTCATTCCGTAAGCACCTTGAGTTTGGCTTACATTATATTTTGCACCACTTATAGCAGCGGTTTGATACATTCTGTCACGAATTTTATTAGTTGTCGTTTCGTGACCTAGTAAACTAGTTGCTCTAGCTGCTGAGGCTTGGGCTGCATCTCCTCCAACTTTATCTGCTTCAAGTGCTATCTTTTTCTGTTCGTCTAAAGTTTTATTTGCATAGTCTTTTTGTATCAAGTACTTTTTGCGTGCACGTTCTCCTACGATTTTAGTATCGTAATCGTATCCAGCTTCACCTTGAATCTTCTGCATTTCAGAAACTTTTTTCAAGTTATCTGCATTTACTGCTTCAAGACTTTTCTTATACTGCCCTAGTGCTGGAATGGCTTGTTTTAATAATATACCGGCAATACCTGTAAGTGCTAATCCTAATGCTGTTGGACTTTTTGCTAAGCTTGAGGCTAAGGGTCCAAGTACGGTATTTACTAACTCTAAGCCAGTCTGCGCTACGTTAGCTAAACTTGCTGAAAGTTGTGTATAAGGATTAGTATCAATATTAATTGAACTAAATTTTCTTTCACCTTCTTCTAATACAGCATTAGCAAATGCTTGCTTCTTTTCAAAGTCAGTTAAAGCACTAACCGATTTACCTAATTCTCTTGCATATTTTTCTTGAGAAGGAATAACCCTGGCCATAATACCAAGTTCGTCTAATAGTTCGGGCTGAACTTTAGCAATACCTTTTGTAAGACGATCCATAGAATCGCCCATATCTCTACCAAGAGCCAAACTAGCCTTTTTAGCTACTTCAGTCATTCTTATCATAGCAGCATTAGTCATGCCTGCAGAACTTGCAAGCGCTGTAGAAGTCATTGCTTCTCTTAAACTTAATGCACCACCAGTAACTTCAACCATAGCCTTGGCGACTCCGCCAAGAGATCTACCACTTTGAGCACCTAGTTGATCTAAGCCTTTAATAATGTTCGTAGTATCTGCTGCTTTTGAAAGTGCTGAAAACGCTGCTGAAACAGCAAATAAGTTAGCAGCAAATGTTGCGTAAACGTGTACTAATCCACCAAGACCTTGTGCTTGTTTAGCGAAGTCTCGGCCTTCAGCACCTGTGCCTACAGTACCTCTTGCAGTACCATATTCATTACCACCGCCTCCGCCTTTTGGTTTTGGCGAGGCCATAACTGGTGAAGATCTTCTGGTATTTGTAGCAGCTACTTGTTCTTGGGCAGCCTGAACAGCCGTAGGAATACGAATATTCGCGGCTATGTTCGAAGTTGCCTTCATTATATCATGTAATTTCTGCGCACTCGCCGTGGCTTCAGTTAAGCCCTTGGTGAGTACGTTTACTTCAATCGTTGATTGTTCTGTTGCCATGCGGCCTCCAATAAACATCTTTTAAAACAATGTAATATTATTTTATCCTCCACATTATAGCACGCTGGCACCCAGAAGTCAATAAGCAAATTTTTTTAACCCATAAAAAAACCCCTATACCTTTCGATATAGGGGTTTCTCATTTTGATTGCTCTGACTTTTTAGCTTCTTTGGCCTGTGCTATTGCATTAGACCTGTGAATATCAATTATTGATATTAACTCAAATAATCCGCGCTTGTTTTCGACCGGCACATCTAATATATCAAATATATCGAATATAGCTGTGAAATTTTTTCCAAGATATACTCCGTTAAACCCGTCCCACTCATCTCTTAATTTACCATAAACTCCAAATGCATACTGTACTTCATCTGGTAAGTCTTCGAAATCCACTGGAATTTCAGACTCAACAGGCTCACTACCTAATGCTTCGCACATTTCAAAATATGCTTCTTTTGTCATTTTAAGGCTACTATTATCAAAGTAAGACTTTAGTAACCTATTTAGTTCGATGTACTGGTCTTCGTGAAATTTGCTAGCTCGCTAACAGTTTCCGAAATAAAGGCGTCAAAATTTGCAGAACTTTGCATTAAGAATAGGGCGTTGTCTTGATCGTACTGCAGTTCGCTTTCTAGATCTTGTCCTGATAAGTCTACTGGAGCTAATTGCTCAAGATAACTTAGTTTTAGGCCTTTCCAGCCTTTGATACAAGCATTTACGTAAAGTTGTAAAAACAACTTATCGTCTAGTTCATCGGTCGCTTGACGATTCTTCCAAGCTGTCTTTGTTGCTTTCTTTCGAATTTCAACAAGTTTCTCTCTTGACAAGAATACTACATTGACTTTGAATCCATTAAGTCCAGGATAGTCTACTTCGACTGTTTTGCTGGGTACTAGTAATGATTTTAATGATAGAGCAGGTGCTGCTGTTGACATTGGTTTTTTATCCTATTATAATAACACTAAAAAGAGGTGCCGATGATCAAGCCGGCACCTGTAAAATCCGCTTATGCGCGGTAGTAACGAACTTCTAGTTCATTAGTATTTTCGATATCAATACCGCTTGCGTCATTTGCGTGACCTTCAGCAGTAAAGTTGATTGTAGTTGATAGAACAGCTTGAGCATCAATTGATGGAATCTGTACAAACGCCATCGGCATTTCTAGTTCAACACGGGTCGTAGCAGAAGCTCCACCGATGTATACAATTAATTGATACTGTGGCTCAATACCGGCTGATGTAGAAGATGCTGCTAATAGAGTGCTTAGTAAACCTGCAGTATTTGTGCTGCCTGTACGTAAGTAAGCTGTTACATTACCTGAAATAGCACGAGTACCTGTGTAGTATCCTACTGGCTGATTAACTACACCAAGATTAGCTGGTGTTAAGTAAGTAACATTATTGTTAATTGTTACTTGTCCGCCTGTTAGGGCTAAGTTATATGCAGTTCCAGTACCTTTGATACCTGTTTTTAAGGTAACAGTGCTTAGTTTATTAGTAATAAAATCAGCAGTAGTATTCTTATATGTATAGTTACCAGTTAAACCACCAGTGATTGCAAATGGTGAAGAAGTAGCAAATACGGCTGTAGTTGCAATTTGACGCAGGGCTGTTCCCATTCCTGTCCAAGCTATCATAGCAATACCGTCTAAGCTAAACTGAATGTCTGCTTGATTTAAACAGCAGTTATCAATTACATAAGTAATTGAATCAACTACCATAATCATACCAAACTTAACTAGTTGATTTTTATTACTTAAGCCTGTTGTAACTTCAGCATATGTAGTTCCTTGCTCATTCCAAGCTGTTCTACGTAAGATTACGTTGTCATAATCTGCGGCTGTTGTGCTTGGTGTAGCAGGATTTGATATCCACTGACCTTGCCAGCTTGTACCTGCAGTAACTGCAGTGATCCGAATAGCTGTATTGTGATCAGCTGTTACGTGACCAGTCATCATAACTGTTTCACCAACTACTAAGTCACCTGTAGCGCCTGTAACTGTTAGTGTACCACTTACGTAAGCTACTGCTGTAGGAGTTGTTAAAGCTGCTGTGTAGTCAACCGCAACTGCATCTGCTGCACCAATAGCTGTAGAGCCTAGTAAAGAGTTCCATAATACAGATTCTTCACATTTTACAGCAGTTGCTTTGGATGGTCTAATATAGGTGGAGAATGAGAAATCTGCCTGTCCTAGACTTGTATTGAAAGAACGCTGACCACGTGTTGGTGAAGAGCCTGCTTCAGAAATTGTGATTGTGTCTGCGTTTGAAGTTTGACCGAATGTAAATCCATCTAGAACTTGTAGTTCAAATGTATTTCCAGTAGTAAAGCCAGAAGCGGCTACTACACCGGTACTTGCGTTTACGTTAGTAGTGTAGAATACTCTACTATTTCTTACTAGATTAAATGTTGCTGCCATTATCTAATTCCTTTAATTTTGTGCATCCTGCGGACACATTACTAGATATTTATCTGTGATTGGTGCGTTAGGATACGATTTGTTAATAGCCTTATGGCTACTTATACATACATAACTTGATAACGTACTTGTATGTTAATTTCTCCAACAGCATAAGGTTTTAAAAGCCCCTCATCTGTTGTTATAGATACTACTAAGATTTCAGTAGTTATCAGATCTTTTGTGGCGTCATATACTAGATTTTTATTACTCTCTAGTAGTTTCTCAATATCTTCTAGCAACTGTTCAAGTTGTAGTTGAGCGTCTTCTCCACGGGCATAAACCTTTATGCTTACATTCATTAATCCCCAGGCAAATGCTGAAAGTTCATATTGACGAATTTCAGTGCCAGGACTCATGTATACACAAGGGAAATCATTTACTTCATCCCAAAACTTTAATGAGGGATAGGCATTACCATAAACATTTGATGGATAAGTAATCCCGTTTAATTGCACTTGCATTTTTTCAGCAATTGCTTTTACAATAGATGTTCTACGAGTCATAGTGCTTGTGCCCTCAAGTTATTACTTACCTTATTTGCTACAATTTCTCTAATTGACTTAGAAATAAGCAATTTGGGACTTCTTGATGTAGGGCTACCTTGTTTAAATCCAGGTTCAAAAGTTTGATATGGATTTTTCATATACGTATAAAAAGCAGTTATCAAACCTTGTCTGTTTTGTGAAAGTGAAGTCACCTTAGCAGACTCAGCAAATCTTCCTGTACGATAGTTTAAAATATTACGTTCTGCACCTGAACCCATATTAGCTGAAATTACACTTTGTAAATTTTCATTAATATATGCCTGCAAAGAGGTCATAGAAGGCATGCGCTGTAATGCAGCAGATGGCTGTATAGCTGATACTGCTTTAGTTCCTGATATTTTATTATGCTTACTTATTTGGGCATGAGCTTGCTTAAGTGCTTTACCTACTTGTTTGAAAGTTTTATTTAATGCTTCAACGTCTTTATCTTTACTGGTTTTTGATACTTTTTCAGTTACTTTAGTAGTAATTGCTTCTAAAGTTTTTCCAGATTTTATTATACTTGCTATATTTTTACTAATTGATTCTTTTAAAGACGGAGAGCCTTTAGTATTTACTAAAGAACTTGCTAATTGATTTAAAGCTCTAGCATCTCCAGCTATTAAGTTAGCTAAATCTCGGCTAGAAGGTGTACTTTGTAGTTCAGCTGCTTTAGCTATAACTACTTCAGTTAAAGGTTTTAAACTAATTATTAATTTTTTAAAACTATCGGTAGCATCTTTATCTGATCTTCCGGTTTTTGAAGATATAGTTTTAATTAAATCGTTTAAATATTTGCCCGTAGTTGCTAACAATTTACCGGCTTCTTCATTATCTCTTTTATACTGTAGTTCTACTTCTAAGTAAGGTTTATTACCTAGAACAGTTTTAGTTGCTCTTGCAAATATACTTTCTTTGTCTACAACATTACTAGTTAAGTAGTCTGCATCTAGTACTACTTTCATTATTCTTTCTAAGGTATCTATAGAGGTTTTATCTACTCCCTCGCCTAGATCTAGTTTAAAGTCTCTGTATCCTGTGCCTGTATTTGTTACATTTAAAAATAGTGCTTCTTTAAGACGTAGAGAAAAAACTCCTGCTAAGTGTCCTGACTGTATATGATGAGTAATATGTTCATATACTGCTACTTCAGTTGCATGAGGCAACCCAAAAGTGCTTAACTCTATTTCTATATACTCTATGAATAGTTTACGTAGGGTTTCTTGTGGCACAGACTCTAGTCTAAATTCTCCTGGAATTCTTGTTACTAGTTTATCGAAATAAGTAGTGCTTTGTATATAGTTTATAAATCTTGGTAAAGATATACTCTTTAAAAACTTTTGTGTAGCTGATCTTAGAGTATCGTTTTCTATATCTTTGTTTAAGTCACTTATTAACTTGTTTAAGGAGCCTTCAGTAATTACTGAAGAAGCACCTTGTTTGGCGGCTTCATATTTCTTACGAAACTTTTCAGATTCTACTAATTTACTATAATCATCTCTTAAATTTCTTGTTTTAATCTGATTAAATTTACTAAAAATTCTATCTCTGAGAGTTTGACTGAATTCCGCTACTGACATATTAATTTACCGTTAATGCGTACTGATCAAAGATACGCTGAATTGATGCCGGTAGTTTACTGTTCATTATGTATTCTATTTGTCCACTTGAACCGCCTGGAGCTGCATTAGAGTGAACTGTGCTTTCATGTCGCATATAATACGAAATAAACTCTAATACTCCTAGCTTTAATCCTTCTGGGCATCCATCATTTCCGGCAAGGTAAGTTACTTTATATCCTGCAGGTCTAAGCTGGAATACAGAGTTATATACACATTTAATTACTTGTTCTTTTTGTACATAAATCCAATCTATGTACTGAACCATGTCTGTAAATGTTTTACCATAATCGGTTGAATATTGTACTGAAGCAATTGATGCTACAGGCCCGCTTGAGGGTACTAATATTGCATTACCGCCTTCAAATATCTCTGAAATACTTTCTTGAGAGTCCAATAGTGGGTTTCTACAAAAAATTCTTACAGCATCTGATATTTTTGGAATTAAGAAGTCAATTAAAGTATCTTGCGTAGTACTAGATATACCTGCATAAGCTTTATATTCTGCTTTGGTTACTAGATTGGCCATACTGTTTCCTTTTGTCTTTTACATATCCTGACTAGCAAGATATGTAAAAGACAGGACCGAAGTCCTGTCTTACTTAACGAATTAAGCTGTCCAACGAAGGGCTTTAACACCCTGGCTAGCTGTAATTTGTGTCATGCCAACACGCATAGAAGCAACCATTACACGAGCTTGTTCAGCTGCTAACTCTTGTGTATCAATGCGTAGACCGCGTTGTGATCCAACTAAGAAGTTAGGAACATAAACTGCAAGAGCAGCAATGTTAGTCAATGCAGTGACAGCACCAGTAGCTTTGGCAGCTAGTTCTCCTGTGGCGATAACTGGGGAACCAGCAATCATACCAACTTGACCAGTGATAACAGTAGCTAAAGGACCAACTTTTTCCATTGTCATGAATGTTGTATCTTCTAATAGATCGTAGTATGTATCGTTATTAACGATGTATGCTACGTCAGCTGGATCGATACCATAGTTGCCTAATTGAGCACGTAGTCCACGTAGTTTAGCAATGCTTACTGCACCGTTAGCTACTGTTTGTAGTAGAGCTGCGTTAGTACCAGAAGTACCAGCACGAGAAGCTAAACCAGTGATAGGTACTGTGGAACCGTCACCTGTTAGTAATGCGCCGTCAATTGCTTTAGCGCAACGACGAACCATAGCATCACGAATCATAGGTAGAAGAATTAGTAAAGAATCTTCTTCTTCTTCGTATCCAACATACTCTTTTGTCGCTACTTTGTAGGAATTTAGAGTAACTTCAGCTAGCTTGTGAGCAACAGCTGAACCGCCAGAGCCTGATTCTAGAGCAGTACCGCCACTGAATGTTGTAACCCAGCTTGCAGATCCAACTTCAGGATTTACAGGGATACTTAATACATTGGTTTTCATTGGGATTTGACGGAAGATAGGAGCAATAACTAGCTTGCGGCGTAATGCTTCTTCCATTGTCAACTGTACTTCTTGTTCCCATGGTAGACCTGTTGAACCTGGAATGTGAGCAAAACTAGATTTCTCTAACAGTGCGCGTCCAAATTTGGTTTGGTCCATTGACTTGCCCATGATAGTTGCAAGCATAACTGCTTGCTCTTTTTCTTGGTATGTTACACCGTCAGCAGCAGACTTGTCTGCAAAAGCCATTTTTGACTTTTGGATAGCTGCAATTTCAGCTGACTTTTCAGCTAGAGCTGATTGTAGGCTGTCTAATACTTGCTTAGTTGTTTGTGACTGCTCTTCGAAGCGTTTTTCAACTTCGGCTAGTAGACGCTCTGCACCTGACTCACCGGATTGAATTACTGCTGCTGGAGTAGCGGCTTCTACAGCAGCTTTAACGCGGGCGTTAATACGTGCTTCTAGGGCGGCTTCTTCAGCGGCTTTTGTGCGCTCAGTTTCGGCTTGAGCTGATGCTGCTTCTTGCATTGCTTTAGTTGTTTGTTCAACTGCGGCTCTTGCTGCGTCTGCAACCATTTGTTTAATTTCTTCTGGATTCATTTTCCATTCCTTTTGTGATGTGCCGTTTGCTTCCGTTGAGGATTCTAGCCCTTTAGCTGATTCGCTTTTGGGTGCAAACTGCGATTTAAATTGATTATACTCATCAGCATCGTTAAATGCCTTAGACAAACTAAATAGAGTATTTTGATTAGCAGGTACTGAAACTACGGAAATTTCCACTAGTTCTAGTTTCTTGATAACAAATAACTCGGTTGCAGCATTATATTCAGCATCAAGTACTCTGAATCCAACGCTAAATGCGGTTAAAACCCCATCTTTTACTAAATTATAAATTTCAGCTGCCGCCGAAATTCTAGCTTTAATCCATAAACCACTGCTGTCAATCCTATGTTGTACCATACGCCCTACAGGATCGTCATGATCATGTTGTGCTAATATGATAGGATTTCTGAGGTAATTTTTAAGTCCTGCTTCCCAAACGCTGGCAGGAACTATATCCCCTTGTCTATCCACATCTGTGGTACTTGCGTACCCTTCAATATAAATAGAATCCGTTGGTTCATCGTTTGCAGGAGCAGCTTTAGTAAAAGTACTATTTACATATAATACTTTATTTTTATCCATATGACTCCTTATTAATTGCCCGCACTGTCTTTAGTAGGGGCCCCACCTTGCGAAGGATCGACGGCAGAACCAGCTATATTAGCTGGAATTCTAATTTCGTCCATACCTGCAATCTTTGCGTAGCGTAATTCTTCACGAGCCTCATTAGGTGTCAGTATTCCTGCATTAACTAATGTAGAGTGATAGGTTGCTATGTCTTTTAATTCTGGCTGTAAACTGCTAACATTAGATGTTATTGCATCTATATCGTAGCCGAAGTATCTTTCTAGGGCAGAAGTGTACCTACGTATTGTAGGCATAACTGTTTCTAAGTAAAATAATCTTAAATTGGGCGATATATTTGCGTTATTTCCTCCATCTAAAAGAATAGGAGGAACTCCGATTGCTTTTAAGATTTTTGAATCATGAGACTTAATAGAATTATCAAAGTCCATGTCTTGGAAACTAGTATTTAATAGATTAGAAGGTTTTAGTCCACTATCCAGAATCATAGGACGTTTAGCCCCATTTTTTGGATTGTATTTTGCAGTCCAGTTTTGAATAGTTTTTTCTTTTGCTTGTGCACTAAGCGTGTTATCACTTGTTAGCACTATTCCAGGTATTGCTCCATTTTCAAAAAACGAGTCTTGGAAATTTTGCATCTTATACATAATTTGCATAGAACGTGAGGCAGACTCAAGTCTACTTGCTCCACGATATATAGATTCACTATTTAAATCTTTTATATGTATAATTTCTGTTGGTTTAAAAACTATACTGTTATTATAAGTATAGCTTTTTATAAATGTTTTTTCGTCAGGCTGTATCTGTACATTGGTAGCAGGTAGGTGATATAAGTGTGCTCCATCGTAATACATAAATATATTACCATCAAGAACTAAGTCTGAAAATATAGCGGTTCTAAATTCTTGTGCTGACTGAAATGGGTTAGGGTTATAATTTAATAAATTTAATAGTGTCTTTTGTCTAATTCCTGACGCTACATCAGTACTTAGTTTATTCTTTACATCGTAATCTAAACTAGCACAAGCACTAACCAACATGTTAGTACCTCTATTAACTGATTCTAGTTTTTGGAAGGCGACTCTGTAGCTGAAAGCAGCTGCTGAGCCGATGTTTACGCCTTGTTCTCTTCGAATTATCTCTTGTGCGGGATTTAGTTTTTCTCTAACCCACGCACCTACATTATTGTACCATGCCATATTTTACCTTAGGTAAAGGCGCCAAAAAACGAACCTGTAGTAGTTTTAGTAGTGACTTCTTTACCTTGATGCTTGTCCCTTTGTATATCAACCCATCGAGCTTGACGCTCAACAGAATTAGACGCTGGGGCTTTACCAAATATCTTATGTAAGTTAACGTGATGTTTATTACACAAAGTCCTTACCAGTTCATAAAGTTCTGTTCGGTGCTCTGCTATAAACTCGTCTCTTACTGCCAATATTCCATCATCAGTAGAAATATCATACTGCTTTACCTTAGCCCAATTCTCAAGCAAGATTGTAACAGAGTGAAAGTGATGCAGTTCTAAATCTTGCTCAGTACCACAGACATAACAGTGGTCCTGTTTTTGATACGCTGCTTTAGCTTTATCTCTAACGTGTTTAACCGGGATACGTTTGTTACCAGTGTTTTTTGCCATAAATTTATTATGTACCTTTTAATTGCTCCTATTATATCATGATAGGAAGTATAAGTCAATATATAAATTTTTATTCCTAGATAGCTAAAAGTTGATTTATGTCGTAGAGTTTTTTAATATATCGAGAAGGCTTATCCAATACTGAACTCTCTAAATCACCTTGTCTACGTGGACCAGATAGGACTTCAAAATTACAGCGATTAGTAGACTGAAATTGATCAACTATTTCTCGAACTGTATAACCTTGTCCGTGCCCTAAATTCTCTGTAGAGTTTGCGGGAGTCTCGATGGCTAGTGCTATTGCCTTGCATATCTCGTCAACGTGTACATAGTCACGAACAGCAGTACCGTCTTTAGTATTGTAGTCAGTACCATATATAGTAAACTTACCATTTTCTTTAGCTTTGACCAACTGTGACATAAGACCATCTGGATTTGTAGCTGCAAATCCGGAACTGCCTATAACATTGTAAAATCTAAATATAGTATAATTTTTACGTGCTAATTGCTCTATGCATTGCTCAGCTGCTAATTTACTTATTGCATAAGGGCTTTCGCACGCAGGAGCACAGCCAGTACTAGCAAATATAAAATTATCATGAGGTATGCTCAGCATATTAATAGTGCCAAGGGTATTTGTTTTATAGTATTGTGAAGGTGAACGTTTAGACTCACCAACTTGTACTAAGGCTGCTAAGTGTACGATGCAGTCAAATTGTTGAAATCCTGTTGTTTCACGTTTAACATTTAACCGATAATGCTTATATGGTTTATATTCTGGTAAGTTAAGATCTAATCCATGAACTTCATACCCAGATTCAGTTAACAGCTTAGATAAATGAGAACCTATATATCCCGAATTTCCTGTTACTAATATTTTTTTCATTTAATTATTTGTAAAGTTGTATCCATATTTGTAACTTGGGTAATTTCATAGAAACCTAGCTTTACAAACTCTTGTGCAAGGATATCTAAGAACGGTTTGTTTCCCAAGCTTTCTTGATTTTCAAATTTAATTTCTTCAATGTACATACCCTCCTTGACCATTTCTAGTATAGTGGGCATAATAAAGGTTTCGTGACCTTCGGTGTCAATTTTAAGCTTATTGATTGCAGTTACAGAATATCGAGTACACAGCTCTCTGAAAGTTATTACTTCAACTTCAGTTTTATTAACTATATTAAGAGGTAACTTTCGGTCTTGTAATAGTCTATCAATAGTAGGGTGTCTAGTACCAATAGAGTTACATCCACGAGCCCAACTGGGTAAGTCAAACAGATGAATACTAACATCGGGTACATAGTACACAGGTACTCTGCCTGATGCGGCTGAAATAGCAACATTAGCTTTAATTTGATATTCGCGATTTGCAATTCTGTCTAGATAGTATTGAACTGGCTCTACTAACAGCACACGCTCCCCTGGCTTGGCTACATCGTGTGCTGTATCAAAGTCACAGGTTCCTATATCAACGTAATCATACTTCATCTTTGACTCGCTCAAAATATAATAGATTCTGAGTAAACCAGCCCATATGGTATCCTTTACGCATATCTAATATTAGCTGACCTTCACGTTCATGATTACGGCGTAAACCTGCAGCAGTTAACAGATCTGCCCACTGTTCTTTATCTTTACAGTTGATATGACCTATACCACCTTGACCTATAGCTGCAGCTGTCCATATTAAAGTATTTTTGACTGTTTGTGCTACTTTAGCTACTACTTCTTCTTCGCGTTCTTGTTCAATATGTTCAGCTACTTCCATACAAACAACTACGTCAGCAGACTCTGCTTCAATATCAAAAAGACTCTTATATTCAAGGTAAGCTTTACCATGTACGCGATCATCAATATCTAAGCCACGGGCGTCGATACCTTCTGAACGAAACGAGTTTACAAAATGTCCTGGACCACAACCAATATCTAATAGTGTTGCGGGTTTTAATTCTTGCTTGACCCAAGTAGCTAAACGATCTGCAAAAGGTTTTTCTTCTGCTTGCATATACGCAAAGTTTAAACGTTCTGGATAATTAGGTACATCGCGTTTTAGCCATTCAAGATCTTGACGATCATATTTACGCTCATACCAACCTTTATTGGTATAAACATTCATAATCTCTTCAAAAAACTCCTCATACATAGGAGCTACCTTTTCCAAGGAGAAGTTCTCAGCCCACTGCCTACACGCTCTAGGATCGATTCTGTCAATATTTTGCGCAGCCCATACAAAGTGATCAAATGTACGGCAACGATATCCTGTTTTGCCGTGAAGATTGTTCTCAGCAAACGAACCCCAATCTGTTGTTATTGTAGGAGTTCCTGAAAATAACAATTCCATCTGTACGCCACCAAAAGGCTCAATGTACATACTAGGAACAAAAGCTCCTTTAGCACCAGCCATTAGTTCACGACGTTTAGCTTGATCTGCATAGCCCACAAACTCTACGTGGTCTGGGAATGTTAAATTATCTGGATTTTGTCCAGCTATAATTAATTTGGCTCCAATTGCTTGTGTAGCTTGTACAGCAATATGAACACCTTTACCTTCATACACACGACCTAAGAATAAGAAGTAGTCTGACTTCTTTTCTCTGAATTCAAAATCATCAGGATCAAAGTAGTTTGGAATTACACAATCATACCAGTCTTGTTTGCAAGTAGCTACTGACTGTAATCCATAGTATGCATGATAAATAGCATATGACTCAAAAATCTTCCAACGTGCCCAATGTCCTGATGCATAACCAATTCCTGGCTCTACTACAATCATGTCTGAGTGCGCGTCACAGATAGGTCGAACTCCTGCTCCCCAAAAAGGAAGTAAGAAATCTAATGGCTGTTTGCGTAGTGCAATTTCCTTAATAGCATTTTTAAAGAAAGTTTGATAAGCATGATCATTCATGTCAAACTTAAAGAAGTTTTTACGCCAGTCGTGACTGCCGTATGACTTATCTAAATCTTCATTAGTAATAACTGTAACGTGTTCATCACAATCTAATTGTGAGTCTTCATGCCCGTAATGCGTAACGTGATGCCCACGAGCACGCATCATTTTTGCAAACTTTAAAACTTTTTGTGTGTATGCACAAGCTACATAGTCTTTATTTGTTACTGTATGTGGAAGTCCGAGAATATGGAAACGAAATTTCATTTTTATAGTTGGTTAGGTTTAGAAACTGGTGGTGATCAACCACCAGTGGTGAAAGTATAAATAGCATATCTGACAGCGTCAGCGCAGTGAGAAGCCATACCGTGTTCAGGGCGTTCTTTAACCAGATTGGTTTTATGATCCCAGCGGTACTCGTTAAACATAATACGAATGTGTTCACAGTGAGGAGAGACTTTTACTCTACCCTGTTCTACAAGATTTGCAACCATTGCTAATCCGTCAAGAACTGATTTCTTAGCCTTAATAGTAGCAATATCATAAGTGTAAGCAAGGTCAGCAGCAAATTGAGCTGCAGCTGAGTCAATGAATATGGTTTCTATGTTCCATTTGTCTATTAACTCACGCATCTTTTCAACGTGACCCTCAGTAGTAGACTGTGATTCTTGATATTCATCTACAATGTGATACGAGTCGTACTTTGCTTTATAAATTATGACCACAAATGCTGTTGGATCTTTATATCCAGGATCAAGTCCTGCAATAATTTCATCTCCGTCATCGGCTTCGTATTCTGCAAGGAATCGTTCTTCATCAAACTGAAATATCTGTCCTTCGTAAGTAGAGAATGAAGCCATGTATTCTTGTTCAAATTCAGCTTTTGACATAACTGTACGAGCTTCTTGAACATCGCTTTCACTCATACGCTGATTTTCAGTATAGTCTGCTGTAATTGAAGCCCACTCAGGATATTTATCTGAAAAACCACGATCAAAGAAGCGACTGAACCAGTTGTTCTTGCCACGAGGAGTAGATATAAAGATTGCTTTTGATCCGGGACGGTCTAGTGTAGGTCGAAGAGCAACATTAAATGCAGCTTCGCCATCACCTAAGGCTGCCTCATCAAATATGATAAGGTCATATGAGCGACCTACGCATGAGTCTACAGTTGACAAACTACCTAAGCGAATAGTTGATCCGTTAGTTAATTCAAGGATTTTATCTTTTACGTTATCTCGTTCAACTTCTAGGTCAAAACTGCGAATAAGTCTACGTTGTAGTTCAAATGAGATTGACGATAAGGTATAGTTGGGGGATATAATAAGAATATTACATCCAGGAACCAACATTACTAGTTGACCAATAACATTAGCTATATAGGTTTTGCCAAGTCTGCGAGCAAGAGCTGCACAGACAAAGCGATATTTAGGATTGTTAACTGCATTTATAAGAGCTATTTGCGCTCTATTAACTTGATCCCAGGCTGTGGTACTCACGCCTGTTTCAGGATCATATGATGGAAGCAGTTTAAGATAGTTGATAATAGGTAATTTAATAAACCTACGATCAGCTGGGAATTCTGTTATTGATTCTGAGTCAATATCAGATCTAGAAATTTTAAGCATTGTTACCTTATACTGCGAAACTACTTCCACACCCGCAGGTATGTTTAGCATTTGGATTGGTTATAACAAACTCTTTTGACATAAAAGAACCTTTATAATCTATAGTACATCCACTTAAGTACTGCATACTAATAGCATCAATTAGTATTTTAAATTTACTATCTAACTCAACTTCAAAATCATCTGAGTTAACGTTTTCTTCAATAGTAAATCCGTAGTTGAAACCTGAACATCCGCCACCTTGAACAAATGTTCTAAGGTAAATGTCAGGCTTATTTTCTTCTAGTAGTATATCTAATATCTTAGACTTTGCTGAATCTGTTACTATAATCATTTATGGCCGCCTTTATAGCATCTTCTGCTAAAATTGAACAATGTATCTTTACTGGTGGTAAGGCTAGTTCTTCTGCAATTTGGGAGTTTTTGATTGAGGCAGCTTCGTCAAGAGTTTTTCCTTTGACCCATTCTGTAACAAGGCTCGAGCTCGCAATAGCCGATCCGCAGCCATACGTTTTAAAACGCGCATCTGTAATAATACCTGTATCATGGTCAACCTTTATTTGTAAACACATTACATCTCCACAGGCTGGAGCACCTACCATTCCAGTACCTATGCTGGGATCTAAGCGATCAAACTTACCGACATTTCTAGGATTTTCATAGTGATCTATGACTTTATCTGAGTAGCTCATTTTAACTCCAGTACTTACTGTTATCTATACGATCCCAGTAGGTTTTATTATTTCTATTCCAGAAATTCTTAATTAAATAAGTTGCCATACCAAAATATCCCATTTTTTTAAATCTACGCGAATCTTGACCAAAGTGCTGCTTTAGTAGCCTAAACTTCTTAGGATTGTAATTTCTGGAAAGAAAGAAATCTTCTGATGTTAAAAACTTTTCAGGAAATCCTCCATATTCCCAAAACTTATCTGTACGAGTTAGCATAAAAGCTCCGACTGCAAAAGGAGACTTATACTTTAAAATATTATTTATAAAATTAAAGGCAGTAAAACCAATTTTAGCTCTTATGTCTTTATCATAGCAACGAACGTTTAATCCGATAAGATCTAAGTCTTTTGATATTATTTCATTAACAGCGTCACGAATAACAGTAGATTTAAAGAAACGTACATCAGCATCAATAAATAAAATGTACGGAGTAGTAACTAACTGTGCTCCCTTATTCTTAGCAACACTAACTGGGCCGCCGTCAATAATCTCAATGTTCAGGTCACCTCTCATTATTCGGATAACTTCTCTGGTATTATCAGTTGAGCAGTCCGCAATAATAATTCGGGTATCGCCTATTTCTTGACGACGTAGATGCATTAATAGATGTGCTATGTAATTTTCTTCATTCTTACACGGTACTACAATAGTTATTTTTGTATGCATATGCCTTCTACCTTAAAATCTTTGAACTTTAGCTGCCATCGCATGGAAGCAAGAGATAGTTCGCAACTAACTCTATCTTTGAACTCAAGTTCAATCTTTCCCGGTTGGTCCTGTGGATTCTTCATGTGAACTGCTATTAGGATCAATAACCACATTATCTTTCTCCTTAGTCCAAGTAATGATTTCCCAGTGACCTGAATGGTGCTCTACTAAGGCAGTGCACGACTCAACCCAGTCGCCGTCATTCATGTATGTTACACCATCAATCACTTTTATCTCAGCATGATGTATATGTCCACATATCACACCATCAAAGCCGCGCTTCTTACAGTAGCCAGCAAGATTATGTTCAAACTTAAACATAAAGTCTACAGCTTTTTTAACTCTATGCTTAAGAAACTGGCTAAGGCTAAAGTAACCAAAACCCATACGATGACGTATCCAATTATACTTACTATTGACAGCAAGGATGAAATCATATGCACGATCTCCTAGAAAAGCTATCCAAGGCGCTAATCTGGTAATACCATCAAATAGGTCGCCGTGTACTACTAGGTAGTGCTTTCCATCAGCACCTATATGCTCTATTTGATTGTGTATTTCCACTAACCCGAAACTAAATCCATAAGGAATCATTGGTCTTAGGAATTCGTCATGATTACCTGCTACGTATACTACTCGGGTACCGCGCTTAGCATGGCCTAGAACTCTGCGCACTACATTGGTATGTGACTGCTTCCAACGCCACTTATTCTGTTGAATCTTCCACGCATCTATGATATCGCCTACAAGGTATAAGGTATCGCATGAATTGTTCTTTAGGAAGTTATTTAACTTATCGGCTTGGCAATCTCTGGTACCTAAGTGTACATCAGATATGAAAATTGACCTATAAGTATTAGCCATTTTAATCCTTGCCAAACCATGGCTGTATATGTGCTAGTGCCATTACTAGCCACATTAAGGGCATTTCTAAATGCATCCCGCCACAGTGACTAGGATTTGAGTACGATACGTAGGCTAGTGTCACACAAAGTGGAGTTATTGATTTGTTGAGGATTGCTAACATTAATACTCTCCTGACGCAAGTACAATCTTGCAAATGTGTTCTAAGCGTTCTATGTGTTCATAGGCACGCCAAGGTGACGTATCAATAGCAACTACACCATGACCCTTAATTCCCACAATGTCATAATTAATATTACCATTTTGGTCTAACTCTAAACTTTCATGGCAGCGATCTGCTAACTCTTGAGATATTGGTGCTACATCGCCTACATTAGGCGCTACACGAGTATAACGATTCAATTCTGGAAACGCTGCACTTACCTTACTCAACTCAATGCCAGCATGCATTGCGGCAATACAGTAAGTAGGGTGCACATGTACTACTACTCTGACATCTCCAGTATGTTGGCCCATTTCTTTTTGCAAACCAAAGTGTAACGGCAATTCTCCCGACGGTTTAAGATTAGCACTGATATCCGTGTAGGGCAGTTCTTTACTGGCATGATAGAGACGAGGAGGTTGATCATAGTATCCAGTCTCAATACCAATCTTCTTAAACTGATCTGGCTGTAAGGTTTGCTTACGTGTTCCGGAGGGCGTAATATAAAAGTGATCACGGTCATGATGACGAATGCTGACATTACCATCACGCGATGTAATCCAATTGCGTTTGTATGCATCCAACATCACATCACAAATTGTTTCTAACATAGTTTATTCTCTTGGTTCATTATTTCTCATATCCCACAGTACTATGGCTACTACTATTACCATAACTAGGGCAAAAATAACTTCATTAATCATTTTTTAATATAAATCCTATTCTGTCCCCGTATGCACTGGGGTAAAAGTCTTCTTGCCAAACGGGTATGATTGTATTGGCTTCATGATTAGCAAAATCATCGTTGTATCTGAAGTGTACTTCTATTACACGATCGCCAATGACTTCTACATTAAACCACTCGTACCTGTCAGCTACTTCTTGCAGTATTTCAGGTAGTTCAAAACAGTCTGTGACCTTAGTCCAACGACTAAATCTATCTAGTCTCTGACTATCGCGAAATCCCTCAACTGCTAAAGCTTGTGTGCCCCAGTGATAGTCAAATGATAGGTGACGACCTGTAAACACTTCAGACCAAAAATACCCGTCTGGGATTGAATCTCGGTCTAAGTATTCTATGCTGGCACCACGACTCATCATTCGTAAATTTATAGCAGGTCGTACTATGTAAGTACCTGGCTTAGGGGCAATGCCTGCTGGACCACAATAGTGGCCCAAGCGTTTTGATAATATCAGCTTATCTGTACACCAAAGATCTTGAGCGGCTATTTTGTCAAATACGTCCCCGTCGTTAACCAGTGTCATTATCGTCGAGAACCAAATAGTTGCAGTAAGTGTAAAAACAAGTTAATGAAGTCTAAGTATAAAGTTAGTGCGCCCGATACTTCTGCGGCCGGTGTGGTATTTACAGCAAGTTGTTCACGAATCTTTTGTGTATCGTAAGCAGTTAAACCTAAAAATATGATAACAGCTATGGCTGAAATTGCCATTTGCATCACGGTGCTTCCAATGAATATGTTAATGATGCTGGCAATCACAATGGCCACCAACCCAACAAACATGAATTTGCCAACACTGTCTAAACTACGACGAGTAAAGTAACCATAGCCGCTCATGACTGCAAATAACACTGCGGCACTCATAAACGCTGAAACAATTGATCCCATAGCAAACACAGCAAAGATAGTAGCAAAGCTAAGACCCATTAAAGCGGCAAAACCATGTAAACACAGCTGAGCAGTACTCTTACTAGGATTATTGCCTAACACATAGCTGACCCCAAATATTGCTGCTAGTGGAGCAAATATTACAAGCCATTTTGTTATACCGGTAAAAAATAATGCTAATAGTTCTGGTGTAGTACCTACAAAGTAGCTAACAAACATACTCACAAGCACAGCCACACTCATGTGTGCATATACGCGACCCATTGCTGAATTAATTTCTGAGGCTGAACGATAACCAAATTCTTCTATGTAAGTTGTTTTAAACATTATTTTTGATCTCCATCAAGATTTACTAGTTGTTGAATTAAACGTCCGTAACGAGTTCCATCACCTTGAGCCCCACCTGCATCATTGATCTGTACATTTACCTGCGATTTGATTTGAGCTGAACGAACTTTTTCCAGTTCAATTTGTCTGTCTAGTTGCTCCATGGTCATCTTATGTGAAAGTGCCAGCAATTCTGAAATGTCCTTATTTGAACCAATCTCAGCTTCTTCTAGTTCTTGGAACTTCTTCCTGATAATGGCATCCATCGCAGAGCGCATTTTAAAACGATTGTTGAAACCTACGTCAAAGAATACTTGGTCGATGTATGCTTTTACATCTCTGCGATTTAAGGTAGTGGTTACAAGATGTACGGGAATATCCAAATTATCGGCAACTTGATGCGCGTCTTGGAGTTGAAGGTAAGAATTAGCAATCTCTAAAGATTCCGGTGAGATTTCTAAGACTTCCGCAGGGGTATGAGTTGGTAGATTTTTTGACATTTGGGGCCTCTCTGCGGTTATTATACCACCAAGGGCAGTTTAGGAGCAAGTTGAAAATTTTTTGCCGATTGTAGATTATAGCACAGTAAGCTATCTGTGTCAAGCTTAGATTTGGCACCCAAAGTTTTGTAGAATATTCTTAAAAATACCGCATGACGGTGGGCCAGGCATACAATGCAAAATCAAGTGTCTGGAAACCGCCCTACCCCTAGGGGTATAGTATGTTTGTGAACCAAGGTACTCACTTTTAACGTACTAAGGGTAAACACCTATGTTGTATTTTAGCACACATTTTTCAAAATGAATACTCTTGTTTTCAAGGTTTAAAATTAGGGGTTTGACCATGCCAAAAACACGTTATAATTACTCAAGTTCAACAAAACAGAGGTTCTCAAAATGGCTAAAAGCACACGTTCACCCTTACAACACTTTTTTGCAAAATCCCTTAAAATGGCACGTTCAAGGGATAAAATGAATAATCGGGTTTCAGATGATAATGTCACAATCGATTATCTTTGCGGATTATATTATGGTCAAAATGGATTATGTTTTCATACTGGCGAGATAATGACCATTGAACGTGGTTTAATTGAAGGTGCGGTTATATTTACATTATGCACAATGGATAGAATAGATAATGCTCAGGGTTATAATGTAGGTAATATTATATTAGCTTGTGATGGTATTAATCGTATGCGTTCCGATATGCCATTATCACAATTTCGGGCATTATGTAAACAAATCGGAATGAATGGATAATATAATAAGGGGCAACCCTTATTATATTTAATATTAATAAATAGGATTATATAATGAAATATACAGATAAACAAATACTAGAATTTAAAATGTTTTGCAATAAGCACGATATTAAATTTAATAATATGACAGAATATAATTCTGCTATTGCACAATATTTTAATGAGGAATAAATAATATGAATACATTAATTGTAAATGAGTATATGCAAAGAAAATACCCTAATAGGCAATATTCTATTGCCAAAGGTAATAACTGTATATGGGTTATGCTTAATAATATTAATATGTATTTTATTATCCGAGATAATAAGATAATGAGAATAGATATTGATTAAGGGTTTACCCCTATAATCAATAAAGACCCTGATGCCAGTAGGGTTACTCCGTGAAGTGAGTACTCACTTACACTTTCCGAAGTGAGTACTCACTTCGCCCCGAAGGGGCGCCATAGTGTGTGCGCCAAAGTACTGGCGCCAGTGTAGGCGCCACTGCGAAGTGAGCACTTACTTCGCATGTATTGGTCGCTTCAAGCGACCATTTACTTTTGCAAACAAAAGTATTCATTTGTATTTGTCAATAGGGATAAACACCTATGTTGTATTTTGGTGAAACTAAAAAATTATCTTGACGTTTTAGTCTGACTGATTTATAATAAATACATAGACAGAAAGAAACATTATGATGCAATTTATTTTTCAGATGATACTTGTATTAGCTATTGCTTTATTGCCTTGCTTTATTGCAATGTATTTATCACGTGATCACAATGGGGACTGGTTCTAATGACCACTACAGATTATAGCACATGGTCACTAAATGATCTAGCAAGCCATTATTCAGACTACCATAAAGATTTTTATGGTTGGCGACCAAGGGATTGGGAAGGTTTGGATACAAAAGAAAATTTGATCAAGGCTATAAAAGATATAGACAAAACATTTGATCATATGTTACAATCTGAGCAAGGTCGCAAGACATTGCGTGAAGATGGTTGGGTTACTTAAATAATACTTTGAAAGGGTATAAAATGACTGCAAAAACTGTAAATTACACTGCTGATCAAACAGAAAAAATGATCGTGCAATATCAAGACGGAATGACTGTTGAAGCCATTGCGGATTCTCTTGGGAAATCTGTTCGTTCTGTTGTTGCTAAACTTTCACGAGAAAAAGTTTACATTGCTAAAAGCTATGTAACAAAAACTGGTGAAGCTGTTGTGCGTAAAGATGCACACGCTGATTTTATTGCTCAAGAGTTGGGCTTGTCTGAGGCTGATGCTGATTCGCTTACTAAGGCTAATAAAACTGCACTTGCTAAGATTGTGGATTTTATCAAAGCTAAAGGCTAACAAATAGCAGGGGCTGAGCCCCTGCTATGGTTTTATATGTTACAATAAACTATGATTAAATCTGATAAATTTAGACTATTCCAGCTTATGCTTCAAGATGAATTCAAGTTGAAGCATAGGGTTCATTTTTCAAAAAATAAGACTTTGCGCTTTGATGGTGATTCTTGTATGGGAATGTATGAAGGCGAAAAATTCTCAGAAAAGAAAATTTTTCATAGAATTAGAATTGCCACTAGCGAAATGAAATCAGACCTTGATTTGTTTGGCACATTAGCGCATGAATATGTTCATGCTTGGCAAATGGAAAATGACCTAGATATTGCTCATAATGCAGAATCACGTTTTACAGAATGGCGAGAATATTTTAATGCTTACTATGATTTAGATATTGTATCATTTTGAATACCTAGGTTTGCAACTGCTGTTAAAATTGAAAACTCAGGTTTTCAATTTTAACTGGTCGCTTCAAGCGACTGTTGCTTAAAAACCACAGGCGCCAAAATTATAGCATATAATTTTGATCCGTGTCAAGCATTATTTATAACATATTTTTTGTAGGGGATTGGCTTTTTTGTTTTTTCTGATGTATAATTAGCACATACAGAAAAAAGGATTTAAATGGCTAAGATTACAAAAGTTTCAATTTACGATATGGATGGCACAATCGTTGATTCGACTCACCGCTACCGCACTATTATAGACGATT